GGCGAATTCCTCTCGGGATAATCCGAGAGCTTTTCTTAACTCCTTTATGCGTTCGTTCAATGTTTTCTCACCTCCGTTTCTAAAAATATTATAACACCTGCAAAATACGTTGTCAACGTAAAATAAAAGAAAAAATGCGAAAAATACGTTGACAATGCGTTGATAATGCGTTATAATACGTTCACAAAGCAAAACAAGACAGAAAAGGAGTGGCGAATATGTCAGAAAGAGAAAAAGAAATTCTTGAAAAGCTTACAGAAAAACTTCCGCACATGTCCGAAAGAGAGCGCGGCTATTTGGAAGGCACGATCAACACCGCGGCGGCGATGAGCGAGAGACAGAAAGAAAAATCGCAGAAGCTGGAAAAATAAGAAGAAAGGGGAAATCTGAATGGAAAAGATAACCACAGATGAAGCAGCAAAGATGCTGGAGCACCTGACAGGAAAGAGATACGTAATCAGTGCCAGCAAGAAGAAAGAGCCTATGCGCGTCGAGTATCCGGCGCGCTACATGAGAAAAGCGGAGCTGCTGAGAATGGAGAATCCGCTGATCGGAAGAGAAGTCCTGAACCGGGCGATCATGTATGCACCGGAGGGCGTAGCACGGAAAGTTGATCCGCGGAAGAAAAACAGTCCGGTCATTTTTGACACGGAAAAATTCGAGGAGTGGAGGCAGAGGCATTGAAAGTACAGAACGTAATTGCCGTTATGGCAGGAGTAGCAGGAACATGGATCTATTTTGCGGGAGTGGAGCAGTGGAAGCCGTTTCAGATGGCCGCAGGCCTCGGAATTGCTGCCGCCGGATGGGCGGTCAAGCGGATCTGGGAAAAGATCGCAGAACGGAAAGAGGAAGAAGAGGAGCGGATCGCACGCCATAAGGACGAGGTGTTTTCGATTTGGATGAACTGCGGAGCAAGTATGTTGTTTAGAGGTGATAAAAAATGGCAAAAGAAAGATTGACAGTAAAAAATCCAGACGGAACGTACCGAATCTGGATGGATCACGCCGGAACATTCCGGCTGGAAAGCCAGATGAACTCTGTATTTGCTTACGGAGACTTGGTAGACAAGCTGGGAAGATATGAAGATCTTGAAGAAAAAAAAGCGTCCTACATGCTGAGAAACATGTAGGACAGGGATTTAGAAGTGTTTTTTCGATATTTATCTTATCACGATCGGCATCGAAAGTCAAAGAAAATATTGAAAAAATAAGGGGAGAAAGTCCCCTGTTAAACCTCGATAAAGAGATTAAAGTTGGGACATAAGAGATGGCGATTAAGAAGAAAATATATAAGCTCCGGGGAGGAACCGTTCTGGATATTGATGAATTTCATGACGGGAGATATGGAGGACCTGGGGGAACGAAAAAAGAGAAAAGAGAAGTGACTCCGGAGCAGATGAAGGAGGCAAACCACCGAACGAAGGTGAAAAACTGTCAGAGAAGGTTGATACAGTATTTCCGCCCGGGAGATTGCTTCGCCACACTGACCTATGCTGTGCACAACAGGCCGAAAAGCATGAGGCACGCGAAGAGGGATTTTCAGAAAGCATGGAGAAAGGTGAGGAGCGAGTTCTGCAAGAGGGGGGTGGAGCTGTTCTGGATCCGGAATCTGGAGAAAGGAACAAAAGGAGCCTGGCATATCCATGTTGTTATCAACGAGACAGGGGATGTAGCGGCGATCCTACAGCGTGCCTGGGACAAGGGTGGAGTGTATGTGGAGACATTAAAGCAAAATAAATTGTACGATCCAACGTTTCGCCTGCTGGCGGAGTATATGTGCAAAGATGAAAACACAAAGGAAAAGAAGCAGGACGGAACAGAAGCAAAGCCGAGAGTGAAAGAATCATCCTACAGCCACTCCCGGAATATGCCATTGCCGGATCCGGAGAAAAAATATCTGAAAAGGTGGAAAGAAGAAGTAAAACCGCCGAAAGGGTACTATATAGCGGACTACTACGAGGGGATCAACCCGAAAACAGGCTATAAATACCGACGATACACGCTGATCAGCCTGGAAAGGAGGAGAGAGGACGATGGAGACCGGCATCTACATAGAGCTAAGCGCAAACGATCCACGAGAAAGAAGCCGTAGTTGGGGCTATGTGCTGGAAGCTCCCGGAGGAAAGACCAAACACGATACGGGAGAGTGTACCAGTACAATGCACGGAGCCACACTGCAGATATTGATCAAAGCGCTTGGCCGGTATCACAAGCCGAGTCAAATCACGATCCACGCCGCGGACGAATGGGTTCTGAACATGCTGGAGAATCAACTCCCGGCATGGGAGCAGAACGGTTTCCGGAATACGCGTGGGGAACCGATCAAGTATCAGCAGGAGTGGGAGCAGCTGGCAGAAAAAGTAAAAGACCACAAGATCACGATCGCGCCGGGCCGGCATGAATACAGCGCCTGGCTGCAGGATGAAATGAAAAGAGGAAGATGAGATGTTTGAAAGATTTGGAGAAATGAGTTCCGCAAAAGAGATCGATGAACTGGCGGAGAATTTGTTTAATGAAGGAGACCGGGAAAGCCTGGAAGTACTGGCAGAAGAGAATGGGATTCCGGCAGATTTTGTAGAGCTGTTCTGCAGCGGAGAGATTCCGGCACTGTGCGATCCTATGACG